TGCTGGGAAATCTAAACTAGCAACAGGTGACGGTGGTGGTGGACCATTAGGCAACGGGTCTGGGATTGGATTAGGACAGCAGGTATTCAAGTTCTTTATTCCTTGTTCTTCGCTAATTAGATGTTCAGCACGACCATATGGTGACTTCACAACAACGGCAGCATTTCCCAGTATATGAGTGACTGCACCGCTAACAGTTGTTGACATTGCCCCAGAAACTTGAGTTTTTACACCACTCACGGTAGTTAATACACCAGACATACTAGCAGATAATCCAGTTATTGCTACAGATTGTCCACCTGCTATCGATACACCCTGCGGCGCAGAAATAGCAGTGCCAGACCCTGAAACAATCTCAACTGATTTAGCAAGAATACGGAGTTTGCCGCCAATCTGCAAATAATAATCGCCGTCTATAGTTTCATATTTGTCGCCATTTACATAAGTTCTTTGGTCACCCATAGTAATATCTTGGCGACTAGAAGTAGATTTTATCTTCGTAGCGCCTGTATTTGCAAATTCTAGAGTGCTTCCTGTTCTATGCGAAAGCTGTACACGCTCAGTGCCAAAGGTGTCGTCTAACTCAAACGCATGCCCAGACTCGGTTTCTGTAACATTGTTATATGGGAATTCGGCTGCATAAGTAGGGTATGCTTCATCCCATTGACTAGCAGCAGCTGTAGGAATGCCTGTGACTCTGGTTTTTCTTTGTATATCTATGGTTGTATTGGCGATAGATTCGTTTGTAACGCCATCAAACTTACCGTCTTTCTCGCCGCGAACTGGTCTTGCAAGCCTTGATGTTGTTGGTTCATTTAGATACTTTGGATATCTTGAAGGATCCTCGTCTGCAATCCTTATTCCTTTTGTATCTTTACCGAGCTGCGATGCACCAGTATCTATTTTGCGCGGCATAGCAGCATTGCGTTTATCTGCAACGCTTAATGGATCTGCAAATCCGATTTCTTTGTTTAAAAGTTCTTCTGGGATTCCAGGAACAGTTCCCATAACAATCGGATATTTCGCTTCCTTACCGTCAGCGAAAAATCCAAACACCATAGTTCCCTCTTTTGGTGGTTGAGCATTGTTTACACCATATGGAACGACAGGATGCGCCCAAGGTAAATCCTCAGTTGCAATATCAGCTTTATTTTTTGAGTGCCAACCAAAACATCTAACTTGACAGCGACCAAGTTGTAGTGGGTCTAGTCGATTTTCAACTATTCCAAACCACCACACAAAATTGTTTAATCCTAAAAAATGCGGTATCATTAAAATGCTCTCGCTATTTTATAATTTGGATTTTCGTTTTGCGCTCTATCCATTTTTGCATTTATGCTGTTTCTACAAAGAGTTAATGCAGTTTCAATATCTTCTGGTGTAATCGAATGATGAAGATGTGTTATTAAATATTCACCAGAATAATCTGAATCTCGTTCATCAATAGGAACAAATGCAGGAATATCAATCTTTACTGTGAATCCAACAGAATAGTTTGGATTACCAGGAATAATACAATACAGTTTAGTATTTTCTAAAAATTCTAATTGCATTTTTCGTGGAACAAGAGCTTCTTCTACATTGCTGTTATTTATTCTATATGGATCTTTGTGTCTTTTAGTATTACGTCTAGTATTAACTGCTGCCAAATACTCGGTAGTATTTTGCCCGAAATCTGTTAACCAATAATTTGGTGCTGCATTATATTCTTCATAAAGCGCATTACTATCTCTATTTTTAGCGTCATTTATTGGAAAATATCCTGCAACTAATGAATTTTTATTTTTAACTGAAACAATTGAATAATCGACACTGGTGTATCGCTGACGAATTAAATCTAGCGTATAAAGTTTATTAGCATAAACACCTTCTTTTGTTCCATATAACGTGTCATACCCCCGAGTAAACTCAAATGTTTTTATTATATTCGAATTTTTACCCACACTTTCGGTAGGAGTATCAATAAATTTTACTGTTTTATAAGTTAATGCTGGGTCTATTGGATCTTGTTTGAACAATGTTTCTAAACTAATAAAATTGTATCCATCTCTATTCTCAAAAAATACGAATGGAGTTCCATTTTCACTATAAGACTGTGATGCAAAATATTCTATAGCCTCAAATGGTTTGTATTTTGTTAAAACATGCACATCAGAACCAATTGTTTTCTCAATTTTTCTAACTCTCGCTTGGTTAGTTTTTAGAGTTTGAGTCAAAATATTTCTAACATGTTCTGCATTACTAACACCCTTAAATGTTCTCGAGATTGTTTGTTGATTTGAAAATATCATTTCCTCAGAACAAAAATGTAATATGTAAGTTTGAATTTGGCTATCGCCCAAAGGTTTTTTCGTTGTACAAGAATAGATTCTAAATGTTCTTTGGTAACTAACATTTTCTTCCCCTGGACGACTAAATGAAATGTACAAATACTCATTGCCATGAGCATTTAAAATTACTTGTAAGTTTACACCCTCTTGAAGTTGTATTGTTCCACTCACTACTGGAGAATACAAACTTTCATAAATTTGGATGTTACTGAATACTACTGGATCTTTTAAATCTCTGATCTGTCCATTAGATCCAATAATTTTACATGCAATAATCCTTACAGATTTGTTTGATGTACTTTTGGTTGCTAAATTATCCATTTAATACATTTTCTAGTTCTGTCATTATCCCAGGTATATATTCGTTTTTTAAAATCTTTATTTGTCTTTTGGATTCATTGAGTTCGTTTTCATAATCATAAACATAAACAGGTTTATAAGTAGAATTGATTGTTAATGTTGCAACTGTTGCGCTGTTCGCGTTAGAATTATTCGCGTAAAAAGACACGGTTTTCGTTTCAGAATTAGCAGTGCCAAGACTTTTTGTTTGAAGGGTGTTAGAAGTATAATTGTACTGATCTAGTGTAATGATACTTGTATTTGTTGTAGTCGTTGTTGCACCATCAACTTCTGATAATACTTTTTTAACTTCCAATTCGTAATGGTGAATACTTGCATACGCTTCAGCAATAGAAGAATAATTATATTGTTTTATAATTTTTCTTTCTAGTGCATCTTGTTCTAAACAAAAATCAAATTGTGGATCCACAATATTATTTGTCATACAAATCACCCAATACAATGTTGGGTCTCCGTACACCTTGGTCGCTACAATTTCTGGAGTATCTCCCTCAACTATCTGATACTTATAAAATGCAAATGTAGTGTTTAACACATTTTGCAAAAAACTAAATCTCGAAAATATATTAGTGACTGCAGCTGGACTTGATCCAGTAAAATCAAAAGAATATAATGTTTTTGGAAAATATGTAAAATACATTAATAACCTTCTTCTACTGCTTTTTGGTCGATAATCGCAGTTTCTGTAAACTGCAATTGTAATCTTGTCTCTACAGGTGCACCATCTGTAAACGTGGCGTAGCCATTAGGTGTATAATCGACGTTAATTCCAGTTAACACACATTTTTTAGTTTTAAAGAAATAATCATTTACTGGACCTTGAGCTGCTCCATTGTGAAAGGATATCTCAAACTGCGATGGTGGAATTAAATATCTTCCTGTTGAAGACTTCGGGATTATTGGTGCAGATTCGCGTTTAAATGTTTTAATTATATCTTTAATTAACTGGGATTCAGTACTACTCCTAGGAACAAGTCTAAAATCAAATATAAATTTCCTTAAAACTGGAGAGTTGTAAATCATTTCCAGTTGTGGATTATTAACTAATCCAGTAGTTGCAAACAACCCAAGTCGAGTAAAATCTTCGTCTCCCCCAACAACCTTAGATGCTAGTCTCGATGCGCCTTCCATAACATACGGACTTATTGTATCGCCTGATTTACCTCTGGTTGCCAATGCTTGGGCTGCAAATCCAACAGCACCTAATGTTGAAGTAATCGATAACGCTTGATATTCATTATCGTAATTGGTTGTAATATTATCTGGCATAAAAAGAGCTATAGCAGTTTCAAATAAATCTATATTTCTTTTGAGGCTAAAACCTTTAATTAAACCTTTTGCAGTGTCAGTGAATGTTTTGCCTTGTAGCGATGTCCCAAATAAATTATTTGCCGTATTATTTATCAAACCTTGTCCAGTCTCTGTCGTTGCACCTGCTGCAAGAAATGCACCACCCAATCCACCACCAGCACCTAACACTAATGCAGCAGCAGCTGCTGCTTTTCCACCTGGAATTCCATCTAAAAATGAATTTACTGCAGATCCACCAGCAACGATACTTGCTCCTGTTCTATCATTTCCTACTGTTCCACCAGAAGCGATACTCGCGGATCTAAAAATTTTAAATAATATATGAGGAAACTCACCAGTTCTAATTATGTCTGGAAATGCTTTTATTGTCAATGTTCCTGGTTTTTTTCCTTCAGGTGGAGTTTCATTGCCTGCAAATTCGCCTGGTTTGTCAAAAGTTACAGCTTCCTCGGCTTGCTCGCGTCGCTCACGTGCCATTCTATTTCTAGCTCTTTCGCTATTATCGATTTCTGCTACAGGATCTGCCATGAATTGTTTTTCCTATAAATACTAGATGGCTTACAGTGGTAAATTTAGTCCTAAAAACTTCAATAAATATTTAGGTGATCCCACGAACATCTGGTACAGATCGCTCTGGGAACGCCGAGTTATGGTACACCTGGACGGTAACTCGAATGTAATTGAGTGGTCGAATGAAGAAATCGTCATACCTTATTTATCGCCGATTGACAACAAAATGCACCGATACTTCCCAGACTTTTTCGTTAGAATGCGCAATAAAAGTGGGCTGACAGAGGCTATGATTCTTGAGGTCAAACCGCTGATGCAAGCCCAGCCGCCGCAAAAACGAAGCCGAGTTACCAAGCAATACATTCGTGAGGTTGCAACATGGGGTATAAACGAAGCCAAATGGAACGCAGCAGTAGAATACTGTAAAGATCGAAATTGGAAGTTTAAGGTTATAACCGAAAAAGACTTGGGTATATAATGTCACTATTTACAAAAATTAGCAAGGAAATGAATGCCGCTGGGATTCGCCCCAGAACAGAAGCAGCCAGAGCATGGCTGGGTGGGAAAATCAGCCAGCTCCGTATCCCCTCAGATCGCTCCAATGTTCTAAACGACGCTTCCAGAATCTCTCCTAGAGCCTTTATCGGTCGTATGTACATGTACCATTACGACCCAAAATATAAAGATGTTCTACCAGTTTACGATAAGTTCCCATTGGTTATTCCTATGGAGATGTATTCCGATGGGTTTTTAGGCTTGAACTTGCATTACCTGGACCCATACAGCAGATTATCGTTATTGGATAGGTTAATTGACTTCGCCAATAACGATAAATACAACGATACGACCAAGTTTAATTTATCGTATGATCTATTATCAAGGTCGCGTCGATACAAGATGATTGAACCGTGTATAAAGAGATACCTGTTGAGTCACATTCGTTCATCGTTAATTTACATAGAGCCGAACAGTTGGGAAACGGCAATATTTCTCCCAACCGCAAAAATGGTGTATAAGAAATAATGTCAAACGATAACACACTTCGAAGACCTGACGGTACAATCGAATTCCTTGGCATTTCTGAAGAAGTTACGGTAGCAGCAAAAACAGAAACAAACGCACCCTTACCCGAAGTTGCGGTTACAGCAACTAACATCAACCCTCTAACAAGAATATCACAGCATAATTTACTTCGGTCTTGCAAATTCGCATTTAGGTTGGACGCACTCCCAGAATGCTCATCTTTTAATAAAGAAAAAGTAAAAGAACCATTTGGAACGAAAAGGCTTTCGGAGCGAATAAATCTGATCGAACTAACAGATTTTACATTTTTGTGCGATGCAATTGAATTGCCAGGGAGATCAGTTACCACACTAGAATACTTGATACCAGGTTTGCAAAAAATTAAAACACCATATAGAAGAGATTATAATGAAATAACTCTATCATTTTACTACAATGATCAGTCAAAAATATTTGAGTTTTTTAATGATTGGGTAGATCAAATGTCTTACACAACCACAAGTAATAGATATTTTAATGATATAGTGGTGGACTTAACACTAATTCAATACTTAGACACAGAAAATTTTTCTGGAGATCATGAAAAATACATGAGTGTTAAAATAATAAACGCATTTCCAATCAATGTTTCTTCGTTACCATGTAACTGGGCTGATGATGGATTTCATAAATTGAGTGTTTCTATGTTTTATGAGGAAGCTCAGCTTGAAGCTGTTGAACAGTGATCTGTTGAGGAAGATGTTTAACTCCAATAAATGTATGAGAGATAATAATTATGCCTTTACCAAAAATCGATTTGCCACTATTTGAATTAAAATTAGTATCACTTCCTAACCCAATAAAATTTAGACCATTTTTGGTTAAGGAAGAAAAATTACTTCTTATGGCTTTACAAAGCAACGAAGAAGATACAATGTACAAAACCATTAAACAAATTATTAATAACTGTTTGGTTGATGACATCGATATTGATAAATTACCTATTTTTGATATTGAGTATTTGTTTTTAAATTTACGATCGAGGTCTATAGGAGAAAAGATTGAAACATTTTTTATCTGTCGTAACGTGACTGGAACTGAGAATAGCGAAGAAGGAGCTGAGGTCGAGGTTGAGTGTAAACACATGATGCCAGTTTCAGTAAATGTGTTAGATATTAAGCCACCTGTCGCTGATTTATCTCCTAAAATTTATATAACAGATAAAATTGGTATTGTTTTAAAATTCCCAACTTTAAGGTCATTTAAGCCAATTACTGATGTGATCAATTCAACTGAAACAGAAAAGACATTTGATATGATTTATGAATGTGCAGATTATGTGTTTGATGAAAATGGTATGTACTATGCAAATGAAAACCCTAAAGAAGAATTCGTTCAATTTCTAGAGTCTCTTACTCAAGAACAGTTTGATAGAATATTAGCATTTTTTGAAAATTTACCTAAGATTAGTTATGATATTAAACATACTTGCGAACGATGTGGTTTTAATCACAACTTACATATGGAGGGTCTCACCGATTTTTTTACTTGAGTTTTCG